ACCGGCATTGTTAGAGGAATTAATAATAAATCCTCTGCAGGCTGGATTTACGGCAAGAAGAAATACAACCATTATAATATGGATGTAGAGGGTGATCCCTTGGAAATTAGGGACTTGAGTGCTAGTGTCAGAAATGACATTACACACCAAGAACGAAAATGGAGAGCGGGTGAAGGCACCTTTGATCCATTCAAGCGTTGCTCGAAGACTAACGAACTTCTACCTTTGAAAAAGGCGGAAGAGAAGACTAGATCTTTTTATGGCAACGACATGACTTTCTTTCTCAATATGATGAGAGGAGTAATCCCCCTCAAGCACGTTTTGCGTGCTGATATGGAACTTAGCGAATGCTTTGTGGGTATGACACCTCAGAGTTCCGATTGGAAGGATTTGAAAAACTTCCTCACTAGAGGAGGAAAGTACGATAAGTTCGTATGTGGTGATTTCTCTGGTTATGATACCCAACTGCCCAAAGCTTTATTGGATAAGGCAGCATGGATTCTTCATGAGATGGCACGCAGAGGTGGAATGAGCGAATCAGATTTGTGTTACCTTCGAGGAGCACTCACATCTGTAACTTCTCCGACCTTGTTCTGGCAAGGCCACGTCTTAAGAATGGCCAATGGCCAACCTTCAGGACAACCACTTACAGTTGAACTTAACAGCATCGTTAACAGTTTGCTAATGAGAATGGTGTATTACACCATTATGGATGAGAGTTATCCTCATTTGAGTGACTCTAATTACCGTGATTATGTTTCACTAGCTACTTATGGCGATGATAATGCATTGGGTGTTGATTCTCGTATCCCTTTGTATAACCACACGAATATCCAATCTGTGTTTGCACGATGGGGTATCTCGTACACTATGGCTGAAAAGGAGGCAGACTCTGTTCCCTATCAGTCTATTGAGGAGATCTCTTTTCTTAAGAGGTCTTTCCGTGATCATGCTGAGTTAGGAGTTGTGGCTCCTATTGAGTATGATTCGATTGTGAAAAGTTTCTATTATTGGGTAAGACCTAAAAATACCCCATTGAACTTTAAACAACAATTCCGTGAACTAGTTAAATCTCAGGTTAGAGAGGCTGCTTTACACGGACGCGAATTTTACAATGATTTTTGTGCAAAGATCATT